TGGTGTAAACGCACCATATGGTTATCAACTAAATGGAACAACTGTAATTGATACATCTCGTAACTTAATTAACATTGGTACTATTAATACTGGTCAAGGTGCTACTGAAGTTCATTTAATGAATCAAAATCTTCGTACAACGGATTCACCTACTTTTGATGATTTATCTTTAACAGGTACAGCTGCTTGGTTGTATATCAATAGTAGTGGTGGTGATTCTGGTATTCAAATCCATTCACCAAATGATGGTAGATTAAATTGGGATGCAAGAAACCAAGGAGATGGTGCACGAATTCATAAATGGAACAGAAATTATCAAGATACATCATATTTAGCTTACTATGAAAATTGGTATGATGGTAATTCTTATCATTCAATTGGTATTGATGGTAATAGATGGAAATTATCGGATGGTTTAGATGTTAGTGGTACATTAACAGCAACTTCAATTGATACTGGTCAAGGTGCAACTGAAGTTTACTTAATGAATCAAAATTTAAGAACATCAGATTCTCCAACTTTTGTTGGATTGACTTTAAGTAGTACATTAGACTTTGGTTCATCAAACGCAAATATTAAATTATCAAGAGGTGGTTGGATTACATTCTATGAAGATGGTTCAGCAAATCATGCAATCGGTAGTAGAAATGCTAGTGGTGCAGAGGCAGATGATATTAGAATTAACTCATATGGTGCTGTTTATATTAACTTAGATTCTAATAGTAATAATACTTCAGGTGCTAATTTTCAAATTGGTAGACATGGTGGTAGTAATGGTACAATTTCTAACTTATTTACTTTAAGTGGTGAAACTGGTGAAGCAACATTTACAAATGTAGTAAATGCAACAGCAGTAAATACTGGTCAAGGTGATAATGAGTTGTACGCAATGAACCAAAATGTTCGTACTTCTGACAATGTTACCTTCAACCAAGTAAATGCAACATTTGTAGGTAATGTACAAGGAACTGCTGATAGAGCAGAAGCAGTTGATTCAAATGATACTAGAGGTACAAATGATTTACCAAATAGTAAAGAAAAGGGTGTTTACTTTGATTTCAAAAGTAATGCAACCAATGGATTGAGTGATGGTGGTTCGTATAATGGACAAATGCATTGGAGAAGTTATGGTGGTGGTTCTGATTTAAGTGGTGGTTACCCAATTCAGATTTCATATACTGCTAGTGGTAGATTATGGAGTAGGTTAGGAACTGGTACTACAACTTGGGGTAGTTGGAGACAAATATTAGATAGTGTATCTCAACCATATGCTTATAATATGAACCAAAATGTTCGTACATCTGATTCACCAACATTCTCAAATCTATATATTGGTGCATATCTTTATCATAGTGGTGATACCAACACTTACCTACGGATGGTGGGTGGAGATGATATGCAGTTAGTTGCTGGTGGTAGACAAATGTTAAGAATGGATGAGGGTACTAATCCAGATGTTCTTGAATTAGGAGATTCATCTACAATTACTCGTTTCAGTTCTTGGATAGGATATGGTACGGGAATTAGAACTTCTTATTTATATATCAGAGGTGGTGGTAACAACAATGTTGTAAGTAGATTAGTGTACATAAATGGTAGTAATGTTGCTTCAAATAGTAGAGGTTTACAACTAACCATAATTAGAGCATCAGATTTAGCAGTTGTTTCTACTACATCATACGATACCTACGGAAGTTCAACAGCATCAAACAATCTTGCTAACGCAATCAATGGTGTATCGAGAGACCAAATTGGTATTCTGACTTCATATGATGCATGGGAAGGTAATGTAACTGGAAATCTTAGAGCAGCAGCCTTAAATGTAGGTTTAACAAAACTTGGAGCATATTCCGCAGGTGGTTCTCGTAGACCTTATGCTGCAATATTCCATGGAACAAATGATACTGGTAATGCTACAACAAAAGATGTAATTGAAAGAATGGAGTCTGATGATGGTGATGCAAATTCAGCAGCAATTTCAACTACTATTTCAACCGATGGTTCTTATATTTCAATTGGTGGTGTATCATCAACAAATGCTTTATATTCTGCTCAATCAACAACCGAAGACCCAACAGTAATTGTAGATAGTGGTAATAATGTCATAATTGGACAAACATCGGTATCTTACACAAGTTCAGACAACAGTGGTGTAGTATATGGAGGACCAACAAATAATAAACTTCACATTAATGGTTCAATTCAATTAACAGGTAACTCTGATGCTATTGTATTTGGTAGAGGTACTGCAACATTCCTTAAAGATGAAGAACTTGGATTCGGTTGGGGTGGTGGTTGGTATATGCAAGACAGTACTTACCTTAGAGCAAGAAATAATAAAATTATTTATACTACTGGTGAAGTTAGAGGTAGTTTATTTAGAGATGCAAATAACGATGGATATTACTTAGACCCAAATAGTTATTCTAATTTATATACAGTTAGAGCAGCAGACGCATTCCGAAGTGATAGATATGAAGAATCAGATGGAAGTTTCCTATTCAGAGATGGTAGTGGAGCAGGACCAGGTAGACACTTAAACTTATGGGATTCAACATCAGACCCATCTCAAGCAGACGGTGGTGTAACTGGTATTTCATGGGGTCAAAGAAGTGATAACCAACCATATTATATGATTTATACCGATAAGGAAAATTATAATGGTAACTATTCTAAATTAAGAATAAACTGGCATACTGGTATTCAAATTGGTGCATCTCAAAGTTATGGTGGTACTCGATTCTATAATGATTCAAGGAGAGGTACTGGAGGAGGTTCAGAAATCTTCTCAGTTGGTAGAGGTGATTCTCATGTAAGAGTAAATCAAAACCTTTATGTATCTACAAACAATACAACAGGTCAAGGTATTTTCCTTGCTGATGATGGTTCGATTGTAGACAACAATGATGCTTATGTAACAATGAGATTTTCATATGGTGTTAGAATTACAAATGATAATAACTCTAATACTACAATAACCACATTATCATCTGGTAAAAGTGGTTCATCACATACATATTTCCACTCAGACCAAGCAAGAAATATTGGTTGGGGTACAACAAACCCACAAGCACCAATTCACCTTTATAGAAGTGGATTAGGAGCAAATACGGGTTATACTGATATGTTGAGATTAGAAATTAATAGAAGTGACCATGGAGCAGTTCCATCGGGTCCATCTATTCTTTTCAAAGACCAAGATACTAACAACGCAACTAATGAGGCAAGAATCTCCATGATGACCGTAAATGATTCGGATTATGGAGATAATGATGAAGCAGCATCAAATTTATTGTTTGATACAACTAATGGTGGTTCTTCATCTACTAAGATGATTATAACTGGTAGAGGTAATATTGGTATAAACACTGTTAATCCTGGATATAAATTAGATGTAAGTGGTAATGTTAGAGCTCAATACTATGATATTAACAATAGTAGTACACGATTAGAAGAAGGTAGTGGTAATGCTCTAAGAATGAGAACCAACTCTGGATATGTTGATATGGGGCCAATGAATACTTCATACGCACACTTCCAAACTGATAGAGGTCAGTTCTATTTCAATCGTAACACTTACATCGATGGAACTCTTTACACTTATAGTGGTAATACAAGAATGGAGAAACAAGCAATTTACTCTCCAATTTACTATGATATAAATAGTCCTGGATATTATGGTGATTTTGCATCCACTTCAAGAATGAATGTGATTAATGCAAATCAATATCAACTACCACAAAACCCAGTTGGTGTTAATTATGGTAGTGGAGCATCCGCAGTACCACCTTATTATATTGGACAACAACGAGGTGATAATGATGCTTGGAAGATTTATGGTGAATCTCCTGGTGGTTCGAACACAGGTACATTGGTTCTTCAATCTGAAGATGACTATGATAATAATGAAAGAATTGTTCTTAGATTTAAGAGAACTTATAGTGGTTATCCTGCAAATGATACATTAGACGCAAGATACAATGGTGCTTACATTAATGGATTCTTACAAATATCATCTTCCCTTAATGCACCTGGAAATATTTTTATCCAAAATACTTCTCCAACAATTTATTTAAGAGATACTGACCATCGTTCATCGATGATTCACCAAAACTCTAACATATTCTATGTGTTAAGAGGTTCTGGTAATAACTCAACATCTTGGTCAACTTACAATGGATATTGGCCATTAGAACTTAGAGTGGATAATAACAATGCTACATTTGGTGGTTCTGTTACTGCAATCTACTCAATGTATGCAGAAAATTTCTACGATAGAAATAATAGTGGATATTTCTTAAATCCAGCATCGGATAGAAGTTCTAATATCAATGGATTTACTTCAAGAACAAAAGATACATTAGGTATTACATACAAATACAATAGACCTCGTTCATCGATTACTGGTGATACTAACTATTGGACTGGTGCTATGGGTTGGGGTCGAGAAGATTTTAACACAGTAATGACTTGGGGTAGTGGTTTCTTTGATACTTGGTCAAATCCAGCAAATGAACCACCTGATACTTCTCACTATGTAGGTGTTCAAGCATATCACTATACAAATGCATATAATAGTGGTTATGGTTGGCAGATGGCAGGTGGTGTAACTGATTCACTTTGGTGGAGACATTCTTGGCCAAACAATAGTGGTTGGTTTAAGATTGCAATGTATGAAAACAATGCATCAACTGGTAACTTCTACGCAACTCGTTACTATGATTCGAATAGTACTTCTTATTATGGTGACTTTGCATCGGTATCATATTTCAATGATATCAGACCAAATATCATGTATGATAGAAATAATACCTCATATTATTTTGGTAGTGGTTCTGGTGATGCTAGAGCAAATACAATGAGAGCGTGGAACTTTTACGCCGATGATTGGTTTAGAAATTACAATAGTGGTGAAGGTTTATATAACCAAGCAACTGCAATGCATTGGTATTCTGATTCAAATCGAAGATGGAGAATGTATTCAACTCAATCTACATCTGAAATTTATATAACAACTACGGGTAATAATCTAAGAGGTTATGTTTATGCTGATAATGGTAATAGCATTGGTTTCTTAGATTCTGATGGAACTTGGGCAGTAAGAGTTGCAAGAGATTCTTATGTAGAATTAAGAGATAACAACGAAGTAACATTCAGAGCTGGTCAAGGTGGTGTAGATGGTAACTATGGTACTGTTCAAACACATGGTAGTGGTAAGAGTGGTTGGGAAGGATACTCAATCAATGGTAGATATGTGTTCATGTCAGCAGATACCAGCCAATGTGGTATCTACAACGATGTTGATAATGAGTGGATGTGGTATGCTGAAAGAAATGGTAACTCTTATATGTACCATAATGGTACTTGGCAATTCTACGCTGCATCATATGGTATCTATGTAAGAGACCAAGTAAGAGCAAATATTTACTATGACCACAACACTTCATATTATATGAATATGGATAGTGTGTCATATGTGAATGACTTTAGACCAAACATTATATATGATAGAAACAATACTGGTTATTATGTAAATGCAAACTCTACTTCAAGAATGTATAGAATTAATGCAAATTATCTATACGCATACGGTTGGGTTTATGCTCAAGACAATGTAATTGCATACTATTCTGATGAAAGGTTAAAAGATAAAGTTGGTAATATTGAAAATCCATTAGATAAAATTTTATCACTAAATGGATTCTACTATACCAACAATGATTTAGCAAAATCGGTTGGATATACTAAAGAAGAAAAACAACTTGGTTTATCGGCACAAGAAGTACAAGCAATTTTACCAGAAATTGTACATCTTGCTCCATTTGATACTAAGTTTGATGAAGATGGAAATCCAATAGGGTCTAAATCAGGTGAAAATTATTTAACTATTGACTATGATAAGTTAGTACCATTACTAGTTGAGGGTATTAAGGAACAAAATAGTATAGTAAAATCACAAAATGAAAAAATAGAATATTTATCTAAAGAAGTATCTGAATTAAAGGATATGGTTAATAAATTAATTAATAAATAAAAAATGGCTGTAACTTATAGTTGGAGATTAAAAAGTTTAAGAAAAGCAGATAAACAAACAATGTATTCTGGTTCTCAAGAAACTGTTAATGACTACGTTTTTCAAACTTATTGGTATAAAACTGGAATAGATGATTCTTTTCAAAACCAAGATGGAGATAATATCTCTGCAACATTTGAAGGAGCAACACCATTTACAATTTCTGAAACATACAATCCAGATGCGTATACCTCATATAATGACTTAACACAAAATGAAATTTTAGATTGGGTTTTTGCAGAAATTTCTGGTAGTGAGGGTTATGCAGAACATATTGATGAAAGAATCGAGAGTATGTTAGAAGAACAAAGACAATGGAATGAAGTACGAATCGAAAGTGGTTCATTTCCTTGGGAAGAATAGAAATAACACTTTAATTTGTGTTTTGAAAAAACTAATATATATTTATAAGGAGTAAAGACAAAAAAATGGCATTAATAATTAATACATCAATCGGAACATCTAAAGGTATCACTGATGAAGCATATATTCGTATAGAATCATTTGAGTTTAGAAAAAATTTAGGATATCTAAGAGTATTTCCTACATTATATATGAATTCAGGTTCAGCAATAAGTGCATCATATGAAGAATATGATGATAATAGACCTGATGCTGCAAACGAAGAATTAAAAGCAAAAAATGACAATATAGCAGAAATATATAAATTTGCTGTTACTGAATCAATTACAAGAACAAGAGACTTTTCAAGAACATACTTAGTATCGGAATCAGTGGATGTTATGGTACCAGACCCTTCAAATCCTGGTACTGAGATTACACAATCAAATATTGATTACAAAAATCAAACAATTACTGGTAGTGAGGATTATACAACTGATTTAATTTCAACAAATCCAATATCAGGTATTAGTATCTATGACTTTGCTTATCCTTTATTAAAAGCAAAATTAGAAGAGAGTTTTGGTGACGGTAATGTTATAGATGGATAAATAATTGAAATTACCTTTTGAGGATTTTCTTTATATTTATATGTGTAATTTGATATTAGTCAAATAATAATTTACTTGGAGAAATAATAACATGGCAGAAAGAATCGTATCACCTGGTGTTTTTACAAGAGAGAATGACCTCTCTTTCTTAGCACAAGGCATTGGAGAAATAGGAGCAGCAATCGTAGGACCTTTCAAACAAGGACCTGCATTCGTACCTACAATAATTCGAACTCAAAGTGAGTTTGAAAATATTTTTGGAACACCCGATGGGACTTACTATACTGAATATGCAGTACAAAACTACCTAAGAGAGGCAGGAGTTGTAACTGTTGTAAGAGTAATGAACGAGGGAGGTTATAATCAGTCAACACCAGTTGGTTTACTAGCATCTGGTTCTGATAATACTACTAAAAAAATAGTAGGTATATTACATTCTACTGAAAACGGAGATGAAGAAGTTGGATTTGGTACATTTACAGTATCACCATCAATAACTACATCTGGTTCATTTGTAGTAAGTGGTAGTGGAATTGGTGAAGTATCTTCATCTATTTTAGAATCAGCAGCAAATGATATTACTGATGTATTTGGTACATCACCTTTAGGTTCTAAAGATGGATATACTTATGCATTCTTTAAGAACGCAGCATCAAATGTTGATTTAGAAGTAGCAGGAGGTGAAGCAATAAATGCAATCGCATTACCAACTCAAGAATTTAATGGAGGAACTTTAAGTGATAGTGTATCAACAACAGGAGCATCAGTCGCAAATACTCCATACATCCAATCACAACTTATATCTGGTGAGAGAAAAGACTTATTCAGATTCCATACACTTGGATATGGTAACAACGAAAACAAAAGATTTAAGATTTCAATTTCCAATGTAAAAGCAGCAGGTGAAGATGGTGGAACTGATTATTCTACATTCACTGTAACTGTAAGAGGTTTTTCCGATACCGATAAAAGAAAGTCAGTATTAGAAACATATAATAACGTAAACTTAGACCCCGCATCACCTAACTTTATCGCAAGAAGAATCGGTGATAGATTTATGACTATTGATTCTAATGGTAAAATTACTGAATATGGTGATTGGGTAAATAACTCAAAATACATTAGAGTAGAAGTTAAAGAACAAGGATTATATCCAGTATCGGCAGCACCATTCGCACATGGAGCATATACTAACCCTATTAAAACTACAACTGATGCACAATCACTTTGGGTACCAGCAGTAGTATTCAAATCTGGTTCACTTGGTAACACAGCAGGTTCACCTATCAATTACTCTGGTTTCGATTTTGAAACTACTGGTGTAAAATATGATAATGGACACTACTTAAATCCAATTCCAAATGGAGCACAAACTGGTTCAAACACTGCATTTGCATTCGATGGTAATGTAATTGGTGTTGATTATGTAATGAGTGGTTCAAATTCATCTGATATGGTGAAAAGACAATTCTCAATTGGATTCCAAGGTGGATTTGATGGAGGTTCTCCAGCAATCAGTAAAAAATATGGAAGTGATATTACATCTGGAAACTCACAAGGTTTAGATTTATCATCTTCAACCGCAAGTGGTTCAGTTGCTTATACTAAGGCATTAAATGCAATTTCTAACCAAGATGAATACGATATCAATATGTTAGTAACACCTGGTGTTGTTAGACAATTACACCCATCAGTAGTAACTAAAGCAATTGATATTGTTGAGGCAAGGTCTGACGCATTTTATATTTCAGACTTTGGTAAAGCAGACGCAACTATAAACGATATTACAACTCAAGCAAACGCAGTAGACTCTAACTATGTTGGAACTTACTATCCTTGGGTTAAAACAGTAGACACTAACACTAACAAGTTAGTAAGTGTACCACCTTCAGTATTACTACCAGCAGTTTACGCAGCAAACGATGCTATCGCAGCAGAGTGGTTTGCTCCAGCAGGTTTGAATAGAGGTGGAATTACAGGTGCAGCATCGGTATTGAATAGACTGACTCACTCTGAAAGAGATACACTATATGAAAACAAAGTAAATCCAATCGCATCATTCCCTGGACAAGGTATTGTAGCATTTGGACAAAAAACTCTACAAGACAAAGCATCAGCATTAGATAGAATCAACGTAAGAAGATTATTGATTGGTGTTAAGAAGTTTGTAGCAAGTACTTCGAGATACTTAGTATTCGAACAAAATACAGCACAAACAAGAGGTAGATTTATAAACACCGTACAACCTTATTTAGAGGGTATCCAACAAAGACAAGGATTGTACGCGTTCAAAGTAGTTATGGATGAGACTAACAACACACCTGATGTTGTTGATAGAAACATATTAGCTGGACAGATTTTCCTACAACCTGCTAAGACCGCTGAATTCATTGTAATTGATTTCAACATCTTACCAACTGGAGCATCTTTCTCAGCATAAAATAAAAAAGTGAATAACTAATATTTATTAGTATAAAGGAGAAAATAAAAAAATGGCAGAAGTATTAGAATTTAACGAAATGTTCTTTACCAACTTCGAACCGAAGATGAAGAACAGATATATCATGGAGATTGATGGAATTCAATCTTACTTGATAAAAACAGCTAACAGACCATCTATCAACTTTGAAACTGTGAAGTTAGACCATATCAACACATACAGAAAATTACAAGGTAAAGGTGAATGGCAAGACTTAGAGATTACTCTATATGACCCAATTGTTCCAAGTGGAGCACAACAAGTGATGGAATGGGTAAGATTAGGGTATGAATCAATTACTGGTAGAAAAGGATATGCAGATTTCTACAAAAAGGATATTGATTTCTATATGTTAGGACCTGTTGGAGATAAAATCGAACAATGGAAGTTAAAGGGAGCATTTATAACTGCTGCAAACTTCAATGATTTAGATTTTTCATCTAATGACCCTGCTGATATTTCGTTAACTTTAGCATACGATTACGCAATATTAGAATACTAAAAATTTAATCCACTACTATTAATAAGGAGAAATTCTTTTCGTAAGAATATCTCCTTTTTTTTTGACTTTTTTATTTTTATATATTTATATACACAATTAAACAATAAAAGTTATGAGTGAAAAACAATTTGACTTCCCAACGGAAGTTATTGACCTACCTTCTGAGGGTAAAGTGTACCCATCAGATAATCCTCTATCTTCTGGTAAAATAACATTAAAGTATATGACTGCCAAAGAAGAGGACATATTATCTTCTCAGAATCTTATTAAAAAGGGTGTTGTATTAGATAAATTATTTGAATCTATTGTAGTTGATGATGTAAATCTTGATGATATTACAATTGGTGATAAAAATGCTATCATACTTGCAACTAGAGTATTAGGATATGGACCTGAATATCCAATGAGATTTTATTCATCTAAATTGAATGAAGAAGTTGAAGCAACTATTCATTTGGGTAAAGTAAAAACAAAGGAAGTAGATTTATCTTCATTTAATAATAAAAATGAACATGAATTTACAACACCAACCGGTAAAAATAAGTTAACATTCAAATTATTAACACACGGTGATGAAAAAGCAATTGAAAAAGATATCGCAGCATTAGAAAAGTTTAACAAAGATGCATCCTTTGATATTACTACTCGATTAAGATATATGATTAAATCTGTTGATGGAAACGAAGATGTAGGTTTCATTAATAAATTTGTATCAAATATGTTGGTTAGAGACAGTAGAGCATTTAGGAACTATGTCAAGAAAATCCAGCCTGACATGGATATGGTTTATACCCATGAGCACGAAGACGGTGAAAGGGAGGAAGTGCCCATTACCTTGGGCGTTAACTTTTTTTGGCCTGGGGAAGACTCATAGTGCACAAATGCACAACCAAATTTTCGAGTTGTGTTACCATGGAAATGGATTTATTCAGTCAGATGTATATCAAATGCCAACTTATTTGAGAAACTTCTATTATAAGAAATTATCAGAGACTAAGAAAAAAGAACAAGAGGCATACGATAAGGCAAATAAAAATATAAAAACACCTTCTAAAGTTAGGATAAGGAAGTAATACCTTTCTATCCTAACTTTTTTTGTATTCCGATATTTATAGTTGTATAATTACATAAAGGAATAACTTATGGCACAATATAAAATTTCAAAAGAAAATATCAATGAGTTTTTTGGTTTGTTTGGTAAAAAGAAAAAACCAAAGAATGTTGATGACTTAATCAAGAATGACCCAGTTCTCCAAAAATTGGATAAACAGATTGGTGACTTAAATAAAAAGGCTATGGACCGTTTGGAACAAGACAAAGATGCTATGGATATATTAAAAAAAGCTGGTATCATTGTAAAATAACACTTAGTTTAGATGGCAGATTCTAATAGAGAAATAAAAAACTTAGAAAAACTTCAGAAAGATGAGGAAAGACTTTTAGCCTTACAAAAAGAAAGGACAGAAGAAAAGAAGAAACTGCACCATATGCAAGAGAAGCAATTAAAAAGGCTTCAAGATGAGATAGTACTCAAGAAAAAAGATATAGAAGAAACGAAGAAGGCAAATAAAGAATATCTATCTTTTTCTAACTCATATAAAAAATTAACTCAAGATGTACAAAAGCAATTAAAAGGTAATAATGAGAAGACAGGTACATTTCTTAGTTTAGGTAGACAAATTGCAAATCAAAAAGCAAAAGAGGCTAGATATGTCGAAGATACGACTGATGAAGGTGTGGCACAATATAAAGCTGCTCAAAATAGAAAAAGTATTTTAGAAGATATAAGTTCAAACTTACTATCTCAGGCAAAGGCAACTCAACAAGCTGAAGACAAACTAAAAGGAGTGTCTTCAATAGAACAACAAATTAGAGATTTCAAAGCAGAAGCTGCAGGAACATTATCTACAAAACAAATCGAACTCGGTGAAGAAGTATTAAAACAAACAGATGCACTTAGACAAAAAGAAAAAAGACTAGTTGAAATAAAACAAGAGCAAAGTAACTTATTTAGTGCATTACCTGATTCTATACAAAGTATGGTTGGTGGTGCTAAAAAGTTTGGAGGAGCATTAACAGGTGCAGTAGCACCATTAGTATTAATTTCTGCTATTGCCATAGCAGCTTTATCATCTTTTACTAAGTTAGATGAAGCAGCAGAAAGTTTCAGAAATGAAACAGGAATGACTAATTCTCAAATGGGAGAATTAAAATCTGATGCGAATGACCTTGTTTATTCTTTTTCTAATTTAGGTGTTGAAGCAAAGGATGTCTTTGATTCGGTAAGTGCACTTAGGTCAGAATTTAGTGATATAGTAAAACCAAGTAAAGAAGTAGTTAGTTCTATGGTGGTTCTCTCCAAAAACTTTGGAGTATCTGCTGCAACTGGTGCAAAAGTACAAGGTATATTTGAACAAATCGGAGGTTTCTCTTCAGAAACAGCTGCAAGTATTCAAATGCAAGTTGTTCAAATGGCAAAACTTGCTGGTGTTGCTCCTGCCAAAATAATGGAAGATATTGCTGAAAATGCTGAAATTGCATCAACTTTATTCAAAGGAGATGTTGAATCACTTACACAAGCAGCAATAGAAGCAAGAAGATTAGGTACTAATCTTAAATCAGTAGCAACAACAACCGAACACTTATTAGACTTCCAAGGAAATATTGGAGATGAGTTGGTAGCAGCGACATTCGTTGGTGGACAATTTAATTTAACACAAGCCCGTTCACTCGCAGCAGCAGGTAAAACGGTTGAAGCACAACGAGAGGTTCTTAAACAACTTGAAAGAGGAGGTAAGTTCAGAGATAAAGACTACTTTACACAACAACAACTTGCTAAAGCAGCAGGTATGAGTGTTGAAGAAATTAATAAACAATTAAATGCTCAAGAAAAATTAAACTCATTAACATCAGAACAACGAACTATTGCAGATAACGCAATTAAACAAGGATTGGATATAAGTAATATAAGTAAAGAAGATTTAGCAAACCAAGTTCAATCTTTTGCAACACAACAAGAAATGCAAGGTAATCTTACTCAAATGAAAAATACATTTACAGCAATTGCAGCATCGGTAGGTAGTATATTCTTACCAATACTTCAATCAGTTGCAGATGTAATGAGTTTTCTTACTTCAAATGCTGACGCATTACGAGTTTTCTTTGGTAGTCTTGCTGCTCTAACGTTAGTAATTTATGCAAATAAATTAAAAACATACGCACTAGCAAAAAAAGAACTTATATTACAAGCTATATCAAATAGAAAAAGTATGGTTGGGGCAATTAGTAGTATATTTCAAGGTCAAGGTAAATTACCAATTGTTGGTGCTATAATAGCAGCAGCGATGATTGCTGGTTTATTCGCTGCGATTAGTAAAGGAAAAGCTAAATCGGTTGGTGACCTTTCTATAAATCCAAATGGTGGACCAGTTGTAATGTCCCCAAGAGAAGGTGGTTTATATCAAGGTACTGCTAATGATGCACTAACAATGGCTCCCCCAGGAGCAATGGGTGGTGGTGGTATGACTGCTTCTCAAGTAGAACGATTAATACGAGGGGTTGAAAAACAAAAAGAAACTTACTTAGATGGAAGAAGGGTTACTTCGAACATTGGTAGAGCAGTTGAAAAGTCTACCATGAATAATTTTGCAATAGGAACATAAGATGGCACAGACTTTAGAAGAATTATTTAATAATGGTACATTACAAAGAGGACCTTATGCAGGACAAACTCCTAAAGACGCATTTACTCCGAGAAATGGTAATAAGATTCCATTATCATCTAACTCACCTGTAATTAATGCTACCACTATGAAGTTAGTAAATAAACTTAGGAGTGGTAATGGTAGTACTTTACAAGAAACGGTCTTAGAACAAGAGACAACAGGTATTAGAGTATTAGGAACACTTTCACAACCTTTATTATACGGACCGGAAATCGGTAGAATTACTTTAAGAGAAACACTTCCTCTTGGTGAAATGAAATTAGCAACAAGTGGTTTGATTCCATCGGGTCCAATCGGTAAAGCATT